ATGAGCGGCGGCGGAGGGGCGCTGCGCCTTTCGCCCAAGCAGCGCCGGGCCATGACCTGGTGGCTGGGAGGGGAGGAGTACGAGGCCGTCATCTGCGACGGCGCCGTGCGCAGCGGCAAGACCACCGCCTTGGGCATGGGCTTTGCCCTGTGGGCCATGCGGAGCTTTCAGAACCGGCAGTTCGCCCTGTGCGGCAAGACCATCGGCTCCCTGCGGCGCAATCTGCTGCCGGAGCTGCTGCCCCGGCTGCGGAGCCTGGGCATCGTCTGCACGGAGCGGCGGGGAGACAACGCCCTGACGCTGCGGCTGGGCGGACGGGAGAACCGATTCCTCCTCTTCGGCGGCCGGGACGAGTCCAGCGCCGGCCTGATCCAGGGGTGCACCTTTGCCGGCGTGCTGCTGGACGAGGTGGTGCTGATGCCCCGCAGCTTCGTGGAGCAGGCCTGCGCCCGCTGCTCCGTGCCCGGCAGCCGGCTGTGGTTCAGCTGCAACCCGGCGGGTCCCCAGCACTGGTTCTACCGGGAGTGGATCCTGCGGGCGGCGGAGCGCCGGGCCCTCTACCTGCACTTTACCATGGAGGACAACCCCGGCCTGACGCCCCGGGTCCGGGAGCGCTACCGCCGCACCTACTCCGGCGTCTTTTACCGCCGGTTCGTTCTGGGGGAGTGGACCGCCGCCGAGGGACGGGTCTACGACTTCTTCTGCCGGGACGCCTTTGCCCCGCCGCCTCCCCCGGGGGAGATGGAGCGATGGCGCGTCTCCGTGGACTACGGCACCGCCAACCCCTGCTCCTTCGGGCTGTGGGGGCTGCGGGAGGGCGTGTGGTACCGGGTGGACGAGACCTACTACGACTCCCGCCGGGAGGGACGGCAGAAAACCGACGCGGAGTACGTGGAGGACCTGCGGCGCCTGGCGGGAGAGCGGGCGGTGGAGCGGGTGATCGTGGACCCGTCCGCGGCCAGCTTTCTGGCGGCGCTGCGGCAGGCGGGCTTTCCCGTGGCCAAGGCGGACAACAACGTGGCCGACGGCATCCGGGTGACGGCGGATCTGCTCAAGACCCGCCGTTTGGTGATCTGCGCCAACTGCGAGGACTGCCTGCGGGAGCTGGAGCTTTACTGCTGGGAGCCGGGGCGGGAGGCGCCCCGGAAGGAAAACGACCACGCCATGGACGAGATGCGGTATTTTGCCATGAGCATCGCCCGGGGGCCGGGCTTCGCCGCCACCTGGGTGGAGCGGCGGGCGTGAGGGCCGGAGCGGGCCCGGCCCTGAAAAACCAGACCGCGCCGGCGCGAGGGCGCGGAAGCAAAGGAGAGGAACGTATGCCTTTTTGGAAACAGAAGCGCCCGGAGCGCGCACCCGTCCCGTCGGCCGTGCAGCTGCGGGACGGCAGCCGCCATCCCTTCGGCATCCTGGACGGCTATGTGCCGCTGCGGGGCGGTGAGCTGCAGCTCTACCGCACCGTCCGGGAGGCGGTGCCGGTGGTGGACGCGGCGATCTACAAGCTCATCCGCATGACGGGGGGAGCGGGGGTGGACTGCACGGACCCCGCCGCCCAGGCCGGATTGCGGGAATTCCTGCGCACGGTGCCAGCGGGCCGGGGACAGTTCGGACTCAACGCCTTTCTGGACGGCTATCTGGACTCTCTGCTGGTGTGCGGCCGGGCCGTGGGAGAGATCGTGCCCGCCGCCGGCGGCCGGGAGATCGCGGCGCTGTCCTGCGGCAGGGTGGAGAACATCGAGCTGCGGGAGGGGGACAGCCCCCTGCGCTTCGTGATCTGCGGGCCTGACCAGCGGGGCCGCATGGGCCCGCTGCCCTATCAGGATCTGCTGCTGTTCACCCCCTTCAACCCGGAGGCAGACAGCCCCTACGGCGTGTCGCTGCTGCGCTCGCTGCCGTTTTTCGCGGATATTCTCAGCAAGATCTTCCACACCGTGGGCGTCAACTGGGAGCGCTGCGGGAACGTGCGCTTCGCCGTCACCTGCGGTGCCGGAGAGAGCGGCCGCGCCCAGGAGCGCAGCCGGCAGCTGGCCGAGGAGTGGTCCGCCGCCATGGCGGACAGCAAGAGCGGCTCCGTGCGGGACTTTGTGGCGGTGGGGGACGTGAGCATCCGGGTCATCGGCGCGGACAACCAGATCCTGGACAGCGAGGTTCCCGTGCGGCAGATTCTGGAACAGATCGTGGCCAAGACGGGAATCCCGCCTTTCATGCTGGGGCTGCAGTGGACGTCCACCGAGCGGATGAGCTCCCAGCAGGCCGACATGCTGACCACCGAGATCACCGCCATCCGCCGCTCGCTGACCCCCATCGTGGAGCGCATCTGCCGGCTGTGGCTGCGGATGCACGGCTACAGCTGCGGCTTTTGCGTGGAGTGGGAGGACATCAATCTGCAGGATCAGGTGGAGGAGGCCCGGGCCGCCCTCTATCTGGAGCAGGCGCGAAAGCTGCGCATCGAGAACGACGCGGCAGAGGGCGCCGGCAGAACCTAAAGAAAAGAGAGGAGACGCGCATGGAGATTTCCAAACAGCAGGGGACAGCGGCCCCCTGCGCCGGAGACGGGGACGAGCTGGCGTGCATCAACCGCTTCGCCAGGACTCCGCTGACGGCAGAGCAGGTGTACTGCTTTGCCGTGCGGCTGTGCGACAACGAGGTGGACCGGGATTTTGAGCGCTTCGACGAGGCGGCGCTGAGCACCCTGGGAGACCTGTTCGTGGGAAAGACCGGCATCTTCGACCACCAGTGGTCCGCCGAGGGACAGACCGCCCGCATTTACCGCACGGAGCTGGTCCGCGAGCCGGAGCGCAGGACCGCCGCCGGAGACGGGGGCTGCTGGCTCAAGGGCTGGGCCTATCTGCTCCGGTCCGACAAGAACGCCGAGCTCATCCGGGAGATCGAGGGCGGCATTAAAAAGGAGGTGTCCGTGGGCTGCGCCGTGCGCCGGAGCGTGTGCTCCGTATGCGGGGCGGAGAGCGGGACCTGCGAGCACATCCGGGGCCGGGAGTACGGCGGAAAGCTCTGCTTTGCCGAGCTGCGGGAGCCCACCGACGCCTACGAGTGGTCCTTTGTGGCCGTACCCGCCCAGCGGGATGCGGGGGTAGTGAAGAAATTCACCGGCGGCGCGGGAAGCGCGGACCTCCGGGAGCTGGAACACCAGGCCCGGCTGGGACGGACCTATCTGGCGGGGCTGCGGCGGGAGGTGGTGCGGCTGGCCATGCTGGCCGACGACACGCTGGACGGCGGCGTTTTCCGCCGGGTGGCGGAGAAGCTGGAGGAGCCCGAGCTGCTGGAGCTGCAAAAGGGCTACGAGGCCGCCGTGCGGGCGCGCTTTCCCGTTCCGCCCCAGCTGCGGGATATCCCCGCCGCGCCCGGAGACGACGAGAGCGCCTTTCGGGTGTGAGGCGACCCATGTGTGCAATCCGCGGGGCGGATGCAAAAATATGTGCAGGAGGTAATTTATGAAGCTTTCCTATGATTCCATCGGCCAGTGGTGCGCCACCTTCGCCTGCTCCGGCAGCGTGGCGGAGGGCGGCATGGTCAAGCTCAGCGGCAACAGCACGGTGAGCGCCTGCGCCGACGGAGACGCCTTTGCCGGCGTGGCCGCCGCCGTGGATCGGAGCGGGGACGCCTGTTCCGTGGCTCTGGGCGGCATGGTCACCGCTCCCTATTCCGGCGCCAGCGCCCCTGCCGTGGGCTGGACGGGCCTGTCTGCCGACGGCAGCGGCGGCGTCCGGACCGACGCCGCCGGACGCAGCCGTCTGGTGATCTGCGTCGACGCCAGCGCCCACACCGTCACCTTCGTACTGTAAGGAGGAAGAGAATATGGCTTATCATTTTGAAAACGTCCGCCTGGAAAAGGGCATGTACGGGCGCAGCGGAAAATCCTTCGCCCAGGCGCTGGAGGAGCTGGACCCCAGCGAGAATTACCGCGGCACGCCCCTGGAGGGGCTGGACGCTTTCCAGCGCCAGCTCAAGCGCTTTGACATCCGGGTCAAGGGCGCCGGCAGCGACCGGGTGGAGAAGTTTTTCCACACCGCCGACTCCGCCGTGCTGTTCCCGGAGTTCGTCTCCCGGGTGGTGCGCCAGGGGATGGAGGAGGACGCCGTCCTGCCCGCCATCACCGCCACCGTCACCAATTTCGACGGCATGGACTACCGCTCCATCGCCTCCGTTCCCACCGAGGAGGAAAAGGAGCTCAAGCGGGTGGAGGAGGGCGCGGAGATCCCCGCCACCGCCGTGCGCACCCAGGAGAACCTGGTGCGGCTGCACAAGCGCGGACGCATGCTGGTGGCGTCCTACGAGGCCATCCGCTTCCAGCGGCTGGACCTCTTCTCCGTCACCCTGCGTCAGATCGGCGCCACCATCGGACGGATGCATCTGCAGGACGCCATCGACGTCATCCGCAGCGGCGACGGCAACGGCAACGCCGCCCCGGTCTTTACCATCGGCACCGCGCCCATCAGCGGCACCAAGGGGACGCTGAGCTACGACGCACTGCTGGACTTCTGGAGCCAGTTCGATCCCTACGCCATGAACACCATGCTGGTGAGCAGCGACGTGATGCTGGAGCTGCTGCGGCTGTCGGAATTCCAGAATCCCCTCACCGGCCTCAACTTCCAGGGCACCGGCAAGCTCATCAGCCCCCTGGGCGCCACGCTGCTGCGCACCTCCGCCTGCCCGGCGGGCACCCTCATCGGGCTGGACAAGAACTACGCCCTGGAGATGATCAACGGCTCCGACGTCACGGTGGAGTACGACAAGCTCATCGACCGGCAGCTGGAGCGGGCCGCCATCACCTCCATCTCCGGTTTTGCCAAGCTCTTCACCGAGGCATCCAAGGTCCTGAGCATCTGAGTGCCGCCCGTGTGCGCCGCAAAAGCGGCGCACACGGAGACGGAGGAAGGAGCGAGCGAACATGCATGAGACCATTGTGAACCTGGCCGCAGCCATGGCGGGGGCGGACGCGGCGGAGAGCGCGCTGCTGGACGCCCTGACCGCCGCCGCCGAGGCGGAGTGGACCGGCCGGCTGCAAAGCGGCGTGACGGCAGACGACTGTGCCGCGGCCCTTACCTGCGCCGCAGCCTTCACCGCGGCGGCGCAGCTGCTGACCGCCCGGGCGGGCCGGGACGGCGTGAGCCGCTTCACGGCGGGAGACGTCACGGTGCAGACCGCCGCCGGAGGGGAGGCGGCCAAGACCGCCGAGGCCATGCGCCGCAGCGCCGAAGAGCTGATGACGCCCTACGCCTGCGACAAAAGCTTCCGCTTTTTGGGGGTGCGGGCGTGAGGGAGACATTCGCGCGCATCCTGCAGCGCTGGGGACAGACCGTCGCCGTGGCGGGCCCGGGCGGCAGCCGGAGCGTCCGGGCGTTTTTGCAGCCCGTGCGGGAGCGGGAAAAGGCCGACCCCTATACGATGACCTCTCTGGGAAGCGTGGACGACCGGCTGTGGACCTGCCTGGCCGGGGAGACCCTGGCGGCGGGCGAGACGGTAGAGCGGGGGAGCGAGCGGTTCTTCGTGCGCACCGCCGCCCCTGTCTGCGCGGGGGAGGAGACGATCTACTGCTGGGCGGTGCTGGAGCGAAAGCGGGAGGAGGCGTGAGGTGAACGGACTGAGTCAGATCAGCGGCGCGGTGATCGCCGCGCTGCAGGGCGCAGGGCTGACCGCCGCCCCGGCTTACGCCGGCGCGGCCCGGGAGATTGCCGGCCCCGCTGCGGCCGTGGACGTGGCGGACGCCGGCAGCAGACCGGTGGGCTTTGGAGACTATCTGGGGCAGAGCTGGGACGAGAGCACCGGCGCAGTCCGGGAGCTCTACGGCCGGCAGATGGACGTGTGCATCCGGGTGGACGTGCGGTGCGAGAGCGCGGCCGGATGCGAGACCGCCATGGAGACCGCCGCCCAAGCGCTGCTCACGGCGCTGCCCGCGGGCATCCGGCCCGGGGAGCTGGCCTGGGAGGCCGTGGTCTGGGAGAAGAGTACCCAGCGCTTTTTGCGCCGGGGCAGACTGAAATGCAGAGCCGCCTTTATCGCGGAGACGGACGCGGAGAGCGGAGCCCTGCTGGACTTTACGCTGAAAGGTGTGGTGACCCATTGAGTACGATCCTTCATGAGCGCCCGGGCGTATATTCGTCCTACGACGCATCCTCTGCGGTCTTTGCGGGAAACGGTAGCAAGACGGTGGGCGTGGCCGCCAGGGCCGTCCGCGGCACCGTGGGCGCCGTGGTCACGCTGACGGGCTATGCCGCGGGCGCGGCGGCCTTCGGAGAGGACGCCGCCGCCAGCCCCGGCATGTCCGCCCTGCTGCGGCTGCTGTTTTCCAATGGCGCCACTACGGTGCGGGCCGTCCGCGCGGCGGACACCGGGACACTGAGCGACTACCAGGCGGCCTTCGCTGCCCTGGAGGGGCTGGACGACGTGCAGCTGCTGGTGTGCGACAGCGCCCAGCTGGACGTGCAAAAGGCGCTGCGGGACAGCGCCGTCTCTGCCTCCGCGGCCCGGAGAGAGCGCATCGCGCTGCTGGGCAGCTCCGGCGAGGACGTCGCCGCCCTGGTGAGCCGGGCCGCCGAGCTCAACAGCGAGCGGGCGGTTCTGGTGGGGCCCGACGTCCTGGACGCGGAGGGCGGGACATTGCCCTCCGTTTTTGCGGCGGCCGCTGTGGCCGGCGCCATCGCCGCGGGCCGGGACGCCGCCGTGCCGCTTAACGGCGCGGAGCTGGCGGGTCTGGGAGGCCTGCGCGCCGCATACAGCGACAACGACATCGACCTGCTGGTGCGGGGCGGCGTGACGCCGCTGTGCGCCGAGGGCGGCGTCATCTCGCCGGTGCGCGGCATCACCACCCGCACCACCTCCGGCGGCGCCGCCGACGCCACCTGGCGGGAGCTGACCACGATCCTCATCGTGGACGATGTGATCCCCGCCGTGCGCAGCGCGCTGCGCAGCAAGTTCACCCGGACCAAAAATACCGCCCAGAACCGCAGCGCCATCCGCTCCCAGGTCATCGTGGAGCTGGAGAAGAAGGTGGCCGCCCAGATCATCGACCGCTACGGTGAGGTGACGGCCGCCGCCGGCGCCGACGACCCCACCGTATGCGAGGTGGAGTTCAGCTTCGCCGTGGCCCACGGCCTCAACCAGATCTGCCTGACGGCCCACATCACGGTCTGAGTCCCGCCGGCGGACAAGGAGAAGAAAGGAGCCATTCCCTATGGAAGTGACCGGTTTTCCCACCAGCTCGGACATCTATCTGGAGCTGGACGGCAAAAAGGTGGCCGTGGTGCAGAGCTATTCCGCCAAGGCCGCCAAATCCAGCCAGGCGGTGGAGGCCTTCGGCGAGAGCGAGCCGGTGGCCACCATCGCGGGGCAGCGCAAGTACACCCTGGAGCTGACCCGGCTGTACGCCACCGACGACGCCGTCTCCGACGGCATCAACTTTTACGATCTGCGGGATTTTTCCCTGGTGATCTGCAAGCCGGACCGCAAGATTATTTACAGCGGCTGTGAGTGGAGCAGCATCGCCGAGAGCGGCGAGCTGGATGCTATGGTGGCCGAGAAGATCACCGTGGTGGCCTCCCGGCGCATCGAGACCACCGCATGAGCACGGAGGAGCTGGAGCTGCGCCCCCTGCGGGCGGGGCGGCTGCTGGAGATTCGCCGGGCCGTCCGGGCGCAGACGGAGGACGGTGCGGAGCGTGCCGCGCTGTGCAACGCCCAGGTTTTGGCCGAGGCGTGCTTCTCCGGGGAGGAGGCCGCCTTTCCCAACGGGGAGGCGGTGCTGGCGGCGCTGACCTTCGGCGAAATGGAGAGTCTGCTGCGGCGCTTGGGCGGCGGGGAGGAGACGCCGCGGCCCGGCGCCGTCAATCCCCGCTTCGATCCGGCGCGGTTTCACGCGCTGCGGGAGGGCTGAGTATGGACTACATCGGGCAGATCCTGGCCCGGCAGCAGCGGCTGCTGTCCGCGCTGACCGGGGAGCGGACGGAGGCCGAAGCGGCGGAGGACCTCCCTGCGCGGCCCTCCGCCGCTCCGGCCAAGAGCGATCCGGCGGAGGAAAAAGCGGCCGCCGGGACGCCGGAGGCGGAGACGGCGCGGCTGGAGATCCTGGGCCGCGCACTGCAAAGCCGCAGCCGGGAGCGGCTGCGGCACTTCCTTCCCGAGAGCGGGGAGGCCGGCGGCACAAGGGCCGCGGCGGCTTACGCCGCGGCGGAGGCCGAGGGGGAGACGGAGGAACGGACCCTGGAGGACGCCGGGCGTTTCCCGGCGGGAACGGGAGAGAGTGCCGCCCGGGAGCTCTCCCGGGCCTACGAGCGGGACGCCCGCCGCTACGACGGCGGCTTTTCCCTGTACTGAGAGGAGCGTGAGCGGTTGAATCTGACACCCATGCGCTACAAGGGCTACACCTGGCCCCACAACCCGGAGATCTACACCATCGGCTTTACCCGCCGCCTGGCTGCGCTGAAGGAGCCCTTTGGGGGCTACTGCCTGCAGGACCTGGGCCGGGAGGCGCGGATCATGCGGGGGGAGGGGACCTTCGCGGGGGAGAGCGCCTACGAGGAGTTCCGGAAGCTGGCGGAGGTCTTTTACGACGACGGGCCGGGGCTGCTGGTCCACCCCCTGTGGCAGACCGCCAGCGCCTACTTCGTAACGCTGACGCTGGAGGAAAAGCCCCAGCCGGACTGCGTCCGCTACTCCTTTGCCTTCTGGGAGGACGGGGAGGCGGCCGCGGGACTCCGCACGGTCTCCGCCGCCCAGAGCACCGCCGTCTCCGCCCCGGCCGGGGCGGAGCGGACCTACACGGTCAAAAAAGGGGACACTCTCTGGGGCATCGCCAGGAGCTTCGGGGTGACGCTGCAAAGCCTGCTCGCGGTCAATCCCCAGATCAAAAACCCCAATCTGATCTACCCCGGAGAGAAGGTGAGGCTGCCGTGACCGGACGGATCACCACCTGCGACCACCAGGTCTGCGACTTGCCGCCTCTGCTGGAGTGGCGGGTGACGCTCACCGGCTCCGTGCCCTGCGACAGCTACGCCGTCACCTGCCCCTGCAGCGCCGAAATGGCCGGCGTGCTGCACCGGGCGGCGGGCTTTTCCGCCATCGGCGAGAGCGTGGAGTTGCGGGGCACCGTGGACGAATACGTGCTGCGCCAGAGCACGGAGGGGCGCACCCTGACGCTGCTGGGCCGGGGCTTTGCCGCCCGGCTGCTGGACAACGAATCCCGGCCGGTGACCTACCAGGCCGCGACGCTCTCCGACATCCTGAAAAATCACGTGACGCCCTACGGCATCTCCTGCGCCGAGGCGCAGCCAGGCCTGCGGGCCGCCTCCGTCTACACGGTGGCGGCAGGGGAGAGCCAGTGGAGGGCCCTGGAGGGCTTTTGCCGCGTCTACGGCGGCTTCTCCCCCCGGTTCGACCGCTATGGACGGCTGCTGGCCGCCCCGGAGCGGGACAGCGGCCGGCGCATCGTGCTGGACGGCGGCACCCCGCTTTTGAGCCTGAGCAAGCGGGAAAACCACTACGGCGTACTCAGCGAGGCGCTGGTCATCGACAAGACCCGGGGCGTCGGCTACACTGTGAAAAACACTGATTTTCAGAGCCGGGGCGGCCAGTGCCGGCGGGTGATCTACACCCCCGGACAGAGCACCTGGGACGCCATGCGCTACACGGGGGAGTACCAGATCGCCCGGTCCCGGGAGGACGAGGTGAGCGTCACCGCGGCGCTGCCGGGACCGCCCCGGGCCTGGCCGGGAGACATCGTGCGCCTGGAGCGGGGCGAGTGCGGAATCACGGGGGACTACCGCGTGGCGGAGGTGGAGCACACCGGCGGCCGCAGCGGGGAGATCACGACGCTGACACTGAAGGAGAGAGACTGATATGTGGCTTTCAAGCAAGATCAAGCAGCCCCGAACCGCCGGGGACGCGGACCTGGGCGTCACCACCATCGCCGGGGACAGCGCCGGCGTGGTGACCCGGGGCGAGGTGCGCTCCCTGCCGGTTTTCGGACCGGGCGGATACGCCTGGCAGCCGGACAGCGGCGACACCGTGCTGGTGATCCGGGGCGGACCGGGAGGCGAGGAGTGCTGCGTGGCCGGAGCCATGCCCAAGGACGTCCCCGGCGGGCTGAGGCCCGGGGAGATCTGCCTGCACGCGCCGGGAGGCGCGTCCGTCTGTCTGCGCCGGGACGGCTCCGCGGAGATCTGCGGCGGCACCATCGTTTTGCGCGGAGCCGTGTCCGTTGCCGGAAGTCTCAGCATCAACGGCACGAGCTGCAACGCCGGGACGCCGGCGGCAGGAGGGAACGGCTGATGGGACTGATGCTTCGAAACGGCGACTATGTCTCCGACGGGCACGGCGGGTTCCTCACCGTCACGGGGAAGGACGCCCTGGCGCAGCGGGTGACCCTGCGGCTCACCGCCCGGCGGGGGAGCTTCCCCTTTCTGGAGAATTTCGGAAGCCGGCTCTGGCAGCTGGGCACCGTGCCCGCCGCCCGCCACCAGGGCGCGGCGGAGCAGTACGTGGCGGAGGCCCTGGCCGAGGAGAGCGGGCTTGCAGTGGAGAGCGTGGAGCTGACAGAGTCCGGCGGCACCGCCGCCGGGCTCCGGGTAGGACTGCGCTATCAGGGCGGCGACCTGACGGTGAGACTGTCGGTGCAATGAGGAGGAATGGATTTGAAAACGGCGGACGAGATCTATGCCGAACTGCTGGCGGCGTTTGCCCAGCGGGCGGGCTATACTCCGGAGGACACCTGTGAGCTGAGTTTGCGCCTCTATGCCGCGGCGGCAGAGCTCCAGGCGCTGCACATCCAGGCGGACTGGGTGCTTCAGCAGAGTTTTCCCCAGACGGCGGAGGGGCAGTATCTGGACTATCTGGCCCAGGAGCGGGGGCTCTCCCGCACCGGCGCCGTGCAGGCTGCGGGCACGCTGCGCTTTTCCGTGGCCGCCGCGCCGGCGGCGGATTTGAACGTGGAGGCCGGCACCGTGTGCATGACGGCGGACGAGGTGCGCTTTGAGACCACGCAAGCCGTGATTCTGGCGGCGGGCAGCCTGTACGTTGACGCTCCGGCCCGGGCCGTGGAGGCCGGCAGCGCCGGCAACGCGCTGGCCGGGACGATCACGATTCTGACGGCCTGCCCGGCGGGTGTCACCGGTTGCACGAACCCCGCCGCCTTTTCCGGCGGCGCCGACAGCGAGGACGACAATTCCCTGCGGACGCGGCTGCTGGCCAGCTTTCAGCGCCTGCCCAACGGCGCCAACGCCGCCTTTTACGAGGAGACGGCCATGGCCCACGAGGGCGTGGCCGCCGCCACCGCCATCGGCCGCGCCCGGGGCATCGGCACGGTGGACGTCTATGTGGCGTCCCCCGGCGGCGCGCCGGCGCCGGCGCTGCTGGAGGAGCTCCGGTCGGAGCTGGCGGCCAAGCGGGAGATCGCGGTGGACGTGCAGGTCCTGGCGCCCACGGAGCGGACCGTGGACGTCTCGGCGGAGCTGGCTGTGGAGGAAGGCACCGACTTTGCGGCGGTGAGCGAAGCCGCGGAGCGCGCGGTGCGGAGCTATTTTACCGGCAGGCTGCTGGGCGAGGCCGTGCTGACCGCCAAGCTGGGCAGCGTGCTCTACGGCGTGGAGGGCGTGCGCAATTACCATCTGCTGGCCCCCGCGGCGGACACGGCGGCCGACAGCGCAGTGCTGCCGGTGCTGGGGACGCTGCACATCACCCAAATCGGGGAGGCGTGAGGCCATGGCGCAGTATGAAGCGTTCCTGCAGGCGCTGCTCTCCCCTCTGGGCGTCTACGATCTCAGCGAGGGCAGCGCCTCGGGCAGCGAGCTTTTCGCGCTGGGCGCCGGACTGGACGCGGTGAGCGAAAAGCTGGAGAGCGCCGAGCGGGAGGCCCTGACCATGACGGCGCAGGATGTGGGGCTGGCGCGCCGGGAGGCGCTGTTTGCCCGCGCGCCCGCCGCGCCCACGGTGGAGCTGCGGCGGGCGGCGATCGCCGCCCTGGAGCAGATCGCCGGCGACAGCCTGACGCTGTCGGCCATCAACCAGACCATCCGGGGCTGCGGTATCCTGGCGGAGGCCCGGGAGCTGGGCGGCGGCCGCATCCGGGTCCTGTTTCCCGACACGGCGGGAGAGCCGGCGGATTTTACCCGGATCCGCAGGATCATCCTGGACATTGTGCCCTGCCACCTGGAGACGGAATTCTACTTCCGGTTTTTGACTTTTGCCGAGTGCGAGGCCCGGGGCCTTACCTGGGAGTACGCAGAGAGCCGGCAGCACACCTGGGAGAGCTTTCAGAAGGACGTGTAAGGAGGAACGCTATGGAACAGGACCTGGCTGTGGTGCTGGCCGAGCAGGAACAGCGCCTCCGCTCCAACACCCGGCGCATCGAGGGACTGGAGCGGGGGCAGGAGGCCCTCAACCGCCTGGCCACTGCCGTGGAGGTGCTGGCCACCAAGCAGGAGAGCACCGCCCGGAGCGTGGAGCGGATGGGACGCGAGGTCTCCGAGCTGGAGAGCCGCCCCGGAAAACGCTGGGAGAGCCTGCTGGACAAGGTGCTGCTGGTGCTGGCCGGAGCCTTCGTCTCGTTCCTTCTGACCAGGGGAGGCGCATAGTATGAAGAGGCGGAGCCCATGGAGCTTTTCCAAGTTTATCGCCTGCGGCGTGCTGACAGTGGACGCCTCGTCCACCTATGCCGTGCTGTACTTCTGCCGGCTGGCTATTCTGCGGGGCTACACGGGCACGCTGCCCTACCTGACAACCCTGATCGGAGCGCTGCAGGCGGCCAGCGCCGTGGTGCTGTGCGCGTATTTCGGCAAGTCCAAGGCCGAAAATACCCGCGGCGGCATCACCTACGACGCGGCCATGAACCCGGAGCGCGACTGCTGAACAATTGGAAAGGAGCATGCCTTTGAAATTGCAGAGCATTTTTCGCAAGCTGTCCTCCCGAAAGTTTTGGATGGCGGCGGCCGGCGTCGTGACCGGCATCGCCATGGCCTTCGGGGTGGACGCCTCCGCCGTGGCCACGGTGGCCGGCGCCGTCACCGCCGTGATCTCCGTGGCGGCCTATATCGCCGCCGAGGGAAAGATCGACGCGGCGGCCGCCCAGACCGCCGCCCGGAGCATCTGCGCGGCCGCGCAGACCGTGGCGCAGGAGAGCGGCCATGGCGGAGATTGAAACCCTGCTGCGCTTGGCGCAGGCGGAGATCGGCGTGCGGGAGAACCCGCCCGGCAGCAACTGCGTGAAGTACAACACCGCCTACTACGGCCGCAGTGTCTGTGGGGAGGAATATCCCTGGTGCTGCGTGTTTTTGTGGTGGCTGTTCCGGGAGGCGGGGCTCTCCGCCTTGTTTTTCGGCGGCGGAAGGACGGCCTCCTGCGGAGCGCTGGCGGCCTTCGCCCGGCGGGAGGGCGTCTTCGTCACCGAAGGCTACCGCCCCGGAGACCTGCTTTTTTTTGATTTCGGCGGGCCGGTGATCCGCCACATCGGATTGCTGGAGAGCGTTCGGGCCGACGGGGAGCTGGTGACCATCGAGGGCAACACCGGCACCGCCAGCGACGACGACGGCGGCACCGTGATGCGGCGGGTGCGCCCGCCGGCCTATGTGGCCGGGGCCTGCCGGCCGAGGTATGACGAGGAGGAGATCATGACACAGCAGCAGTTTGACGAGAGAATGGACGCCTGGCTGCGCGCCCGCTCCCAGGTGCCGGCGGCGGAGTTTTCCGCCGCAGCCCGGGCCTGGGCCGAGAGCGGCGGCATCCTCAGGGGCGACGGGGACGGCAATCCCCAGTATGAGAGCTTCTGCACCCGGGAGCAGGCGATGGTGTTCCTCTATCGCCTCTACCAGCTGCTTCAAAAGGAGAAGTGAGGCATCGGGGCTGCGCCGGGCCCAAGCGGCCGAAGGGCCCGCCCGCTGCGGAAGCCCGGGCCGGCGCAGCCCCGTTCTATCGCAAAGCTCCCCGCCTGCGCCCTTCGGCGCAGGCGGGGAGCTTTTGCATAGGTGCGGATAAGAGAGGGGCGCCTC